GAGGAGGTGACCGACTTAATCCCCTCCCATACGGTCGGTATAATCTCTTTATCTTTATTCACGAAGTTATCAATAAACGTCCTAAATCCCTCACAATTATCATACAAGAGCTTAAAAGCTCCGGCGAAAGGATTAACCAAAAGCAATAACAAACCTTGCCAATTATTTTTTATAAAATCAATAACGACGTTTAGCGCGTTAGGTATGGTTTCGGTAAAAAATCCGACTAAGGCGTTTACCACACCACCGACGACCTCTTTAACCTTTTCAAAAGCACCGTTTACAATATCCCTAAACTTTTCGCAATGGTTATAGGCATAGATTAACCCGGCTACTACCGCCACAATAGCGGTTATAAATAAACCTATAGGGTTTGCCGTAAACACGGCCCACAAGGCCTTTAGACCGGTACCTAAAAGTTTAATACCACTTAGAGCCGTCTTTAATACTGTACCGATAGTACCTCCTATCGTGCCTAACACTCCGCTAATCATGTGAGCGCCAGTAGCAATCTTAGGCGCTAGCGTCATGATCGTACCGACTGAGCTTATAATCTTGCCGGTAAAGATTAAGAGAGGACCTAAGGCCGTTATAAGAGCCATGATTACAAGAATAATTTGCTGAACGCCTGGAGATAACTTAGTAAACCAGGTGGTTAACTTCTCTACGCTCTTAGACACCTTTTCGATCAATGGAGCTAGGGCGCTTAAGGCCGTTTGTCCTAGAGTAATACCGGCGTTTTTAAGTTCGTTAATAGCGACCTTAGCCTTTTTACTAGGTGTATCTAACTTTCCCATAGCCTCGCTAGTAGCTCCGGTAGAGGCTACCATATCCTTAGCCATAGCGTTAAAGCTCTCGGCTCCGTCGGAAAGAAGTGTTAATCCGGCTTTACCCGCCTCGGACGATTGCCATAACTCATTGAAGGCGACTCCGGATTTATCCGCGTGATCTTTTACAATCTGTAGAACGTCTCCGACGCTCTTACCCTCGCCCATTAACTCCTGGAATGACTTACCGGTCTCCTCTTTCAATGCTTGTCCGACCTTAGTAGACGACTTACCTAACTCGTTTAGCATGGAGTTCATGTAAGTAGTAGACTCGGCAGTCGCGATACCTTTAGCGGTCATGATAGCATAACCGGCGGTAATCTGTTCCAGGCCTACGCCCATAGACTTAGCGGTAGGTATGATCTTACCCATGCTAGCGGATAACTCCGCTACGGTCGTTTTACCTTTATTCTGAGTATTGATAAGCATATCCGACACGGATCCAACCTTATCAGCCTCCAGGCCGTAAGCGTTCATAATAGTAGTTAAGACGTCGATAGAGCTAGCGGTATCGGTAAATCCGGCTTTAGCCAGGCTAGTGGCATTACTAACAAAATTAACCGCGTCGGCTGTATTCTGACCGGCTGAGATTGCGTTATAGGTTGCGTCGGCGATCTCACTAGCGCTAATACCAGTCTGATTACTGAGATCCATGATCTGAGCGCTTAAGTCGTCTAACGATACGGCGCTTGTATCGGCAATCGTATTAACCTTAGCCATAGCGTCTTGGAAATTAGACGCTAAAGCAATAGATCCGCCTAGCACCGCTCCAGTAGCTCCGGAGATAATGCTAAACTTTTTACCGACGGCCTCTACCTTGCCTCCGACCTTTTCAAGTTCTTTCCCGACTTGTGCGATCTGTTGAGCGCCTACGGATCCAAACTCTTTTTGAGCCTCTTTAAGTCCTTTTAACTTATTCTCAGTACTAGCTATTTCTCTCTGTAGGTTGCGGTACTCCTCCTCGGTTAACTTAATCTCTCCGGAGTCGGCTTTAGCTAAGATCTCTTTTAATGACTTTAGCTTAACCTCTGTCTCTCCGATTGATTTTTTAAGTAAATCCGACTTCTGAGCTAAAAGTGTTACGTTTTTCGGATCGAATTTTAGGAGAGTATTAACTCCCTTTAATTCCTTTTGTAAGGCGGTACTCTGTTTAGTGGCATTCGATAAGGATCTTCCTAGCTCGGTCGTGTCGCCTCCGATCTTAACTGTTATACCTTTAATGCCTCCGGCCATAGGTAGCCACCTCCTTAATGCTTAAATTTTTCGCGTAAAGTCTTACGATCCGGGTTACATTGCTCGAGCCTCCAGGCGTTATCTAGGTACTTTCGGCCCTCCTCGGATTGATTTAACTTATAAATAAACGCGTCGCGTCTCAGCGTTAAATAATCTATATAGTCCAATTCCTCAACTTCGTAGAGATTTAAGCCTGCGTAATCGGCTACCAATTTCTCAAAAGTTGTTGTAATCTCATACTTATTCCCCTTACCGTCGTCCTCAGACGGATAGTAAGGGAGCTTTAGTTTTTTCCGGCGGTCTCCTCATTGATGAAATCCATATAAGCGTCGAAAAATGTCATGATATCTTCAAAGTCGAAGATCTCTTCCAGTAATTCCTCCTCGATTTTTATTCCACCTTTGTTGTGGCTCATGATCTCAGCGGTCAAGGAGTAAAGCTCGTCTAAAGTCTCCTCAGAGACATCGCTAGTATCTTCGATCTCTGTCATTGTGTCCTTAAGACCGATGATGGCTGATAATACCCTCTTAGTAGGAGCACTAATCATGATAGTAGTCTGTTTTTCGTCAGCAAGGGTTACGGTTAAATATTTCTTTTTCACAGTATTAAAATTTAGTGGTTTACTCATTTTTTTGAACCTCCATAATAAAAAAGACGGAGAGTAAACACCCTCCGCCTTAGTATCGATTTTTTAACCTGTTACGGTCGCAGTCATTTCCTCGTTGTATTCGATAAGAGTGCCCTCATTATCCATAGGCAAGCACTTAAACTCAGCGTCAATAACTGTTTCTTTGTCCTTAGCAAAAGCCAAGGTAAACCCTGCCTGGTTTACACCTCGGATAATAACCCAAACGTCTCCATCCTGGTTATCGGTGTGATGGAAACAAAGCGCGTAAGACTTACCGTTATTGTTAGCAACTCCGCCGATCTTTACGTTACGGATACCACCCTTTTCAGTTACGCGAGCGGTACTAGCTAACTTCTCTAAGGTCTTACCATTCCAGGTAAGAACACCACTCTTAAGGGTAGCATCCTCCTCTGTGATAATGGTCTTACTAACCTTACCGGAATCGTCCTTAGCCTCGTAAAATGTAGGCTTATACTCGAGAGAGGCGCCTCCCTGGATACGTCCTAAAAGGTCCTCGTCTGTAAATTCTGTATAAGCCGGTACGCCCTTAGTAGCGTCGTACTCTTTAATCATAAGATCGCCGGATCCAAGAGTGATAACCTCGGCGTCTCTATTCTTAACCTCAGCCATATTTTTACCTCCTTTATTTTTCTAAAAATTCAAAACTATAAACAACTTGGTAGAGTCCCTCAGACTCTAACCAATAACGATCCTCTTTTTCATAGGCTAGTCCGAACTTATCAAGACTAGCCTCTATCCTACGCTCGGCTCCTGGATCCGGAGTAGAGCTATAAAGCTCGATAATATACTCGTGATCCTTAATCATGTTAAGGTTATCCGCGCCTCTAGCCTCGTATGAGTCTAAATATATTGCGTAAGTTGTAGTCGGAGGTTTTAAAAAACGACACTCTTTAAAGGTCTTATTTTCAATAAAACCGGCGTCGGTTAATACTTTCTTAACCATTTTTAATAACCTCCTCCACCGCTTTTACATAGTCCTCAATGATCGGATCACTAGCCTTTTTAATAAAGCCGGTACCCTCGGTCCTAGCTTTACCGTTATGGATACGCCTAGTAGCATGACCGTACTCTAATAAGTGGGATAGTCTGTAGTGTGGAGCTTTGACGTACCACTCATATTCAACCGCTAAAGGATTCTCCCACGTTTTTTTACTAGAAATAGCTCTACGATATTTACCGCTCTTTTTAGGAGCAGTTTCCTTAGTTTTTTTAACTAGCTTATCCATGTGGGTTTTTGCCTCGGCTTTGACACCATCAATAACTTCCCTATTGTAGTTATCTAATTCTTTACCAATCGCCTCGCTTAACTTGTCTACAGATATTACATCATCCATTTAGCACACCCCCAATAGCTTAACGGTTATATGCTCCTCTTTAAAGTCGTCATAGTCCGTAATATTGTAAGGATTACCGTCGTAAATGATTCGATAAAGCTGAGTATTAAACTCAATATCTTTGAGCGCCTTAAAGTATCTAACCTCGAAAGTCTTAGCGACTTTATCCTGGATAGCTCCGGCGTTCTGATACTCGTTATTTTGGCTCGCTTTATTGATATAGGCGTGTAGCTTGTACACGTCCTCCCATTTCTCCGTATCCTCGTTAATTCTTTGGATAGAGATCGGTTTGTCATAAGGCTTACTCATGCGATCCCCTCCTCAACTCGAGACGTAACTGGAGACTCATATCGTCTACTAGTCGCTTACAATTTCCGCTAATATTAGTAGACTGGGAGCCTCGGTTATTATATAGATCATCTACAATAATTAAGGCTAATTCCTTAACTCTAGGATCCTCGGTAGGATAGTTATCGCCGATAGATCCCTTAAGGTAGGACTCAGCCGTATAGATTGATCGATAGATATTATTTTCGGTCATTTCGTCCACGTAGTCGATTCCTAAATAATCCTTAACTTCGTCTACAGTAACTACCATCCTTTAACCTCCTTAGCCTTTTTTGGCAGATAAAATACTGTTGATAATATCGGCCTTATTCATCTGAGACGTTACTCCCTCGACGTTAAGATCCTTAGCAAGAGCTAGGAGCTGAGACTTAGTTAAAGCCTCAAGCTCCTCCTTGCTATACTCTCCGTCTCCGTTAGTGTCCGCGAGGGAAGTTATTCCCCCACCTGGATATAACCGTTAACGATAGAGTCGGCGTCCTTAACTCGATAGTCATTACGCTCGATAGCTCGCATGAGAGTCATATTCTGAGCGAACGCGTTAAAGGATCCGATAGTCGCTACGGTAGAGGCGTCAATAGTGATCTTCTTACGATCGTACTTACGTACATAATCGAAAAGATTACCCACGATAAACGGAATCTTATGTCCTACTACCTTCTCGGAATTCTTAACCTCAGCGCTGGCAAAAACGGAGTTAGGAAGTACCTTAATAGGAAGTACAGTAGTACCGCAACGAAGAGTCATGCTAGCCGGAGCGGTAGGATCCGGATTAAGCAGAGGTCTACCGGTAGAATCCTTAAGGGTATCCAGGTAGTTAAGTCCGTCGTCGTTAGTGTAGATCTTAGCTCCAGCCTTGTAAGCCTGGCCGAGTGTTACGTTAAGAGCCTTTTTAATACCGTCGATATCAGTAAAAGCAGTCTGATCCTTTTCAGCGACAAGAGCAAGAACCTTAGCGTTAGTAGTGTTAACCTCAGCCTTACCAAGCCATTCAGATACAACCTCGGCGATATTAGCGTCGGAGTCGTCGATTAGATCGTTAGATACTGGCATAAAGCCGGCTCTATCCTGGATAGCGTAAGAAAGTCTCTCGAACTGTGGAGGCTGGATCTCCTCGGTAATAGCTCCGTTTTCGTCAATGTCTACGAAAGTATTAGGAGTGGTTTTCTTCTGAAAAGTACGAGATCCCTTATTAGTAGATACCGGTACTACGTCGATATCAGTCTCTAAAGAGTAGTCAACGTCCTTATAGTGCTCGATCTTAGTAGAAATATCTTCCGGAACGGTATAACCACCACGCTCGCCGACTCCCTCAGCGAGACCAGTACCGGCAGGAACACCCTTAACGATGTTACGAACCGCTTTCGCAAAATCGGCGATATGATCGACCTTCTTAGTAGCGTTAGGATTTTCAATCGGCTCTACCGGAGTAGCGGACTGAGCGCCTGCCATCTTCTCAGCCTCAAAAATTTTCTTTTCTGTCTCAAGCTCCTTAGTCAGAGCGTCTACCTGGTCCATAAGTTCGTTAGCCTTAGCCACGTCCTTATTTTCTCCCTCCATAAATGCCTTAGCCTGAAGTGTCTTTTCCTGAATCTGAGCCATAAGCTCTCTCATTTTCTTATTCATGTTTTTTTCCTCCTTAAAATTTTTTAAGTTTACATTAAAAAAGGACGCTCGCTCTCGCGATCCTTGCGGATACGATACGCTCGTCCATTTTTTCGGTATCTACTACCGGAGTCTCGTTAGGAGTCTCCTCTTTTTCGGTTACCGGCTTAGTAAATCCGATAGACTTATGGGTCCCGGCTCTAGGTTGTGCCGGAACCGCTACGAAACTAAGCTCGTAAGCCTCTTTAGCGCCATGTAAAAGCATTTTACAACGACGCTTTGTAGCTTTACCCTCGGCGTCTGTAACCTCGTACTCCATGCCGGGCCAATGCCTACAATAATCCTTCATGTTGTCGGCTCCGCAAATACTACAAATCATTTTCTCCGGTACGGTGGAGGTACTAACCTCTTTTTTGATACCGCCCATAATCTCGGCGATCAAGTCCTTATTAGAGTCGGTCTTAATCATATAGATTTTAGCGATAAGCTCCGTATGTAGCTCTCCCAACTCTGTAGACTTGTTAGCGTCCTGGACTAATTCCGTATCGTAGATACGTGCGATCTGATTGTCCGCGCTACGAGCGTGGTCCTTTAGCATGGTCTTACCAGGATACAACTTTTTAAGATCCTGGAGAGCCTTTAGATTAAAAGGCATAAAATTACGGTCGTCCTGCTCGTTGTCGGCAATACTAGCCTTAAAGATAAATACATCCTCAGCCTTAACCGGACTAAGCGTATACTTATTGATCTTCTTAAGGTCGGCGTCCGTAACCTCTAAAGGTGACACGCTCGCTAACTTCTGAATGACTCCGGGTAAAGCGTCCGGATCATTGAAGTTAATTAACTTCTCGTTATCCATTGTCTACTACCTCCTCTCCGTCGTTATTAGGAGTATCCTTAGGATCATCTTCCGGATTTTCCTCCGGATCGTCGACGCCCTCTGTATCCTCAGCGCCTCCGTTATCCGGCTCACTATTCATATATTGCGATCCGGTTAATTCAACCGGGATACTCGCACCATTACCGAGGAGACGATCTCCTCCCTCTTTAGCCTCCAGGTCTAGCAAGGCTCTAGCCTCGTTAGGAGTGTAAAGGAAACTATTAACCGCCGTAGACAAAGAATCGATCTGAGTCTTTAAGTCAGCTCGTAAGATAACCGCTACATTAAATTTGAAGTGATAACCATTGTCCACCTCGCTACGTGTGAGGAGCTTATAGCTAATCTCCTCCTCGTATTGCTTGATGATATAAAGCAAGGTATCGACCAAAAAGCTCAACTGTTGAGCCTCAGCGCTCGCATAGCTTGACTTAGTGTAGTCTCCAATCTGATAAGGCTTAATGCCGAACGCGCTAGCGATCTGTAAAGCGGTATACTGTCTAACCTCTACAAACTGATTATCGGCCAGCTTGACGTTAAGCGGATTTAAGCTAAATCCTAAAGGAATAGGGATAATATTCTCCACACCATCGTTAGATAGCTCGCCCTTAGCATAAGCCTCGGTCATTTTAACTAACTCCTGGACGTTAGCGTCGCTAAGAGATCCGGTATAATTAAGTACTGCCTTAGCCGTAAAGCCACTTGAGTACATTTTGTTAAGCATTTTTTGAGACTTGACGCCTCCGCCGATAGTCGCCTTTAGCTGATCTTGGACGCTAATACCTAAAATACCATCGAGAGTATTACTAGACTTAAAGTGTAGTACCTCCTCGGATCCAAAGCGATACATCCGACCACCTCCGGAATATACATAGTAGATATCCGGCTGATCGGCTAAGATCTTAGCGTCTTCATAATATACA